CCCTTATCGGGTGGCTAGTCAAGGGATAATCCCTTCAACGGGTAAAGATTTTGCCCGTCAACCTTGGCATCAAGACCAATTGGTGTCGACGCTGTTGGACGAAATTCCAACGATATATAGGTACGAAGCCCTATGCGTAATAGATCAATCGACTTATCATCTACACCTGTCTCTCTCTCCTGTTATAGTAATTACTACAATAACGGAGGATGGGACTATAATGGTAAAGTGTGTAAAACTCCTACATGGCAGAGTACAACTACTCAGAACATGTTTCAGGAGATTCAGCACCATAAAACCATCGTAGATGTGATTACACCTGACTACTTCAATCGAATAAAATCAGGTGAGATCATTAATAATCCTTGTACTCGCACTGAGTGCAAGGGAGTCGACAGTCGTTGGGACCTTACTGCAAGATTTGCAGCTAGCGATTCCCACGGTTGCGTCCATTACGATTATCTCTTATCAGGAGAGGCCCCATCATCAGCTGCGATGGGTAACCCCTACTATTTGAGTAGCTTCGCTCCAGTACCGGATATTGATATATCAGGTGTTTCAGGCATTGCTATTACAAACGCATATGCCAATGTAGACTCTTCGAGTGCAAATTTATATGCAACCGCTGGAGAACTACAAGAAACAATATCGTCTCTGGTTTCGATTTTTAAGAGAGTCATTACTATCTACAAAGCCTTGAAGCGTTTTGACGTTTCGGCCCTAAGGAAAGAATTGACCGCTAAAGAATTAGCTGACCGTTACATGGAATATCGTTATGCAATTAGACCCTTATATTATGAGGCGACAGGTATCATTGATGCCTTCTCGTCTCTGGGTTCTAAGCATGACCGATTTACATTCCGTGGCAGTCACTCTAAAACTGACACGAGTGTGGCGTACGGTACCATTAATCTTGTTGGTATCTTTAACCATACTTCCATCTCCACTACTATTAGGGAGGTGAAAGCTCGTGCTGGAGTACTCACATCGATTGCACCTATCGGCTTGCCAGAAGCATTTGGCGTAGACGATATATTCGAAGGACTATGGGAACTTGTTCCTTTCTCATTTGTCCTCGATTGGTTCTTCAATGTGGGTAAAACGCTTGCTTCTTGGACGCCTGAACTTGGTGTCAAAGAGCTAGCTTCTTGGGTCACAGTTACTGATACTGTGTCCTCGGTTAAATCATGTGGTTCGCTTATTGGTCTGACAACTGACGTCTATGATGTTGCTTGTCAATGTCAAGTCCCAAGTCCTATTACTAGGTACGAAAAGACTTACACCAGAACGCCGAACCCCTCCCGGAGTATTTTGCCCAAATTAGATATTAAGCTAGATACTCTTAAACTTTTAGACTTGGCGATTATATTAAAGAATATACTTTGATATTCTCACCTATGTCCCTATCCATCCGGAATTAATCCGGGATAAATACGAAGGAGTTCCATGCAGCCAAATGTAATTACTTTAGCTGTCGACGAAGCGAACGATTCTACTTTGGTAGATTTTGTTTTGACCAGATTTGAAGAATATCTCAATCGGTCGAAATACATCGGCGCAGATCATACTTTGACTTTGCGCGATGAGCTATCAATGTATCGCACTTTCCAGAAACAGAATGGCAATTTTAAAGGAGTTGCTAAGTCCTCTGTGAAATTCACAAGAGACTTTGAAGTCCTTGGTGTCGATGGTATCTCTACATTGACATCTCCCGCCATTGTGGAAGTGTCAATGTCGCTTCCAGTGGGCCTTACTACTGCGCAGATTATTGAATTGCGACAGAGAGCAATCGCCCTTTTGGACCGCGATGACATTATGACACCTTTAAACTCGCAGCTCATGGTTTAATCATCATGCTCTGTCATTTGGAAGGTAGTGCAATAATTATTATAATTAACCTTTTGTTGATTATTCTAAACTTAGCATTACTTTCCTTATGGTTTATTATTAAGGTTGTAATGTTAAAACGGAGGGATTGTGAAACACAAGACTAAATCCAAGAAATTGCCTTTATCCGAACGGACAAAGGTAAGGGTTCCTGTCTCTTATGGATGGGATATTCTCAATGCATTAAACAATGATTTTAGCCCGTTCATTGGAGAAAACGAGTTCAACCGTGTGCGCGTGATTGCGCGTGCTCGGGATATTAATAAATATCTCGAACTATCCGATGACTGGGGTTTACAGCGTATGAACCACTGTGATGCATACACTTTTGAAAAGAAGTGTCTGTATCAGCTGGCGGCCCTTCTGAAAAAGTTTCAGTTTGAGGGAGATGAAGATGCACGACGTTCTGCTGCTATCGATACGTTCGAAGCGGCGGAATTAGCGTGTCTGCATTATAACCATGTCGGTTATAAAAGTCTCTCACAGTCTGATAACCCATTTGTCATCCACGCATATACTTATGCAATGGCATTTTGTCGGAAGGTGCTGGGCGAAAGCCCTGAGGCTGAACGTATTACGTATTGGTCTCGTCATGGACCCGGAGCTACATTGGATACCGTGCGGGGACTTACCTCTCAATATAATAAATTTGAGGAATGGCCTTACACCGTTACCAGTCGAGCTTTCGGGCGCGGGGTTTCCCTCATCTCAAAAGATGCACGCTGGATGGGCGCTTTAGAGAACAGTTACAGGCAAGAACTTCATAATTCTGGAGTTCCTAATGCTTTTACTGTTCCCTTAAATTGGCGAACCTTCTGGCATGATGTTCTAATGATGGTTGATGGGAACCGAATCACAACCGTCCCGAAGTCCGTTCTTACTGACCGGACTATTGCAATTGAGCCTACTATAAATCTGTTTCTCCAATTAGGGGTTGATGGTTTTATCCGTCAGCGCCTTAAATATTGGGGTATTGATCTAAACGATCAAGAACCAAACAGAGAGCAGGCTCGAATCGGTTCTATTTCTGGCTATTACGCCACGATAGATATGAAAGCAGCGTCTGATAGCATAAGCTTAAAACTATGCGAACAGTTGTTGCCCACCGATTGGTATGACCTTCTTGTGGATCTACGGTCTCCCTGTGGGACCTATGAAAAGAGATCTTATTCTTTCTCAAAGGTTTCTTCCATGGGAAACGGTTATACTTTTGCTCTTGAATCTTTAATCTTCTCCTCTCTTATTTATGGGGGGTTGAGAGCACTGGATCATGAAGAACTCTTTTCTACTTGCCGTATTTATGGTGATGATTTGATCATCCCTACGGAATTTGCAGATAAGATTATTCATCTCCTCAAATGTGCAGGCTTCCAGATTAACATTGACAAATCCTTTACAAAAGGATGCGTTCGTGAAAGCTGTGGAGCCGACTGGTTCAAAGGGATTCCTGTCCGACCTGTACAGCTGAATGCTGTCCCTGTTAATGTGAATCATTTATTTAATGATCACAATAGAATTTTGAAGATGCTGTTCCATAATTTTGGTGCAGACTTTGAAAGTGAGTGCATTTCTCTTATCCTAAAGTGGGTACCTAACGAATTCAAAGAATTCTATGGACCTATCTCGGACGAGGATACATTTACTTATCTTCATTCTTTTACTTCAAGACATATGAAGTATTCAGGGCAGTACTGGCGATACAAAAGGTTACTGAGGTTGCCGATAGCATATAGCGCAAAAGACTTCTTTTTTAGAAAGTTGATGTGCTATCTTCGGCCTGGACCTCAGTCTCTGCAGGCAGGAAAAGGAAGTGTATTCGACCCTTGTTCGCGAAAGCGTTCAAGGGTTTCAATACAGAACTCCGCTGCCAGCAACTGGCAGACCGAGTATACTTCACCATTTTACAGTCGACCTCACAGTCGATCCTAATCTGGTCTAGTCTAACCTTCAG